GTGGACTGCAGCACGCTGTCGCCCCAGCCTTGCTGCACGGTGGCCGTGCTGGGATCGCTGGGCACCGTGGTGCCTTGGAAGATCACCAAGCGGCTGGCGTGGATCACGACCTGCGAAGCGTTTGCGCCGCTGGTCAGCCGGTAGAACTCCGGCCGGCCGTAGTAGTCGCTGTTGATGTTCAGCACCACTGGATCAGGGGACAGGCTATTCCGGGTCAGCACCACCAGGGATCTGATCTCCTCCTTCCCCACCTGAAGCGGAAGCTCCTGCTTCGCCGTCTTGGTGTTCAGGTAGATCGCTGCCCCGCCGAACAGCCGCGCGGCCGTCTTTGCATCCTGCACGCGGCGCTTGAGGTGTAGCTTTTTCTCCAGGCGCTCGAGCTTGGTGATCTGCTTCGCCTCGGCGCGCCACTGCCGCCATTTACGGGTCGCATCCTCGGCCGGGTAGTCGATGATGGCCCTGGCCAGCCAGGAGGTCCGGTAGATCGCCTCCAGCTGCTGAGGAGTCCAGGGCGTCACGACGTAGTGGTTGTGCGCCGCCTTGTCGCGGCCGGTGCCCAGGTTCGCCACGATGTTGACGAGCCCATCAGCCATGTTTTTGATGATGCCCATCAGAAGCCTCTCCACGAGTAGCTGCCGCCACCCAGTTCCGTAATTGCGTAGACCATGGCGTCCAGCCTGTCAGGCGACTTCTTCGCCGTAGCCGGGACGTACTCCATCAGTTGGTTCTCCAGCGTGTACAGGGCGCCCTGGTGCGACACCCTGCCCTGCTCGTACAGGGCCGAGATGGGCTCAGCCCGGGCAAACTTGCCCTTGCTGGCGTGCACGCGGAGCACGCGGCCCTTGAAACCGGCGTTCTTCAGCGTGTCCTCTGCCATGTCACCGCCCTGGTTCGTCTCGATGACGATGGCATCTGCCTGGTGCTGCTCGTAGGCGACCATGGCCTTCTTGGCCCAGCCGGCCGGGCTGAACTTGCCGCTGTAGTCGCCGTCCACCGAGAACTGGCGCTTGTCGCCCGAGCCGTAGGCGCTCGCGGCCACGATGCCGGTCTCGTCGCTCTCGTCGCTGTTGGTCGCCTGCGGGTCGATGGCCACCACACAACGGTGGCGCTCCATCTTGATCTGCAGGGCATGCGCCGCGGCGATCAGCTGCTCAGTCCACAGCGCGCCCTCGGCGTTGAACCGGCGCGGCCGCTGCATGTACTGGGCCTCTGCCGTCCTCCGGTGCGAGAACAGCGCGGCCCGGTGGGTCTCGTTGTGCTTGAACGGCCAGAGCCAGCCATCCGGCAGGCCGTGCGCGATGGGTATCCCGTGCGTGTTCTCGCTGGGGTACGCCTCGCTGTTGTCGATGAGCACCGGCAGGTTCAGGTGGTGCCACTGCTCCCCAGACCCGCCGCGCAGCAAGTAGCCGCTCAGGTCGTGGTAGTGGATGCGCTGCATGATCACCACCATCGGGGTCGTCTCGATGGCCAGGCGGCTCTTGATGGTCTCGTTGAACCGCTTGTTCACCCCGTCCCGCACCGTCTCGCTGTAGGCGTCGTCGGGCTTGACCGGGTCATCGATGATCAGCGCGCCCTGCCAGCCCGGCTCCATGTGCCCGGCCCGGAAGCCAGTGACCTGGCCGGCGGCCGACGAGGCATACACCCCGCCGCCGTGCTCCGTCCACCACATGGCCTTGCTGTCGGAGTCGTCCTTGAGCGTCATGGGCCACATGCCCTGGTACGCGGCCGACTTCACCGTGGCGCGGGCCGTGCCCGAGTTCAGCAGGGCCAGGTTGTGCGAGTAGGACAGGTGCAGGAAGCGCGCGCGCGGGTTCAGGGCGAGGCCCCGGCTGATCATGTTGATCGTCGCCAGCTCGGTCTTCGTGTACCCGGGCGGGATGTTGATGATCAGCCGCGTGATCTCGCCAGCCACCACGCGGTCCAGGGTCTCCTGGATCACCTTGTGGTGAGGCGCCACGATCATCTTGGCGCCCATGCGCTGCTTGAAGAAGTACCGGGCGAAGTACAGGCCATCAGCCTTGCACATGGCCGCCCGGATGCTTTCGTCAGCAGTCATCTTGCTCCATCACCTTCCGGATAGCCTCCGGCGTCAT